CTCTCATAGCCAGCGAACGGCTCTGGTTGGATGTTGTTGACGCAATCATACGCCTCCTGAACTAGATCACTTAACGTTGGCTCAAGGTGTAAATAGATAGCATTTTTAAGAAGGATTGAACACGCATCAGACTCAAGGTCATGGTATAGCTTATCCAAAAACGATTTCTGATCAATAATACAAGGAGGTAAGACATCATCAAGCCAGCTATCCATTTGCAACAAAAACGAATAACAAGCGGAATCCTTGTCGTAATCACTTAAATCAATTAAATCGCCATCCCAATTTTTATAAGATGATTGAATGTTGTTGATCAGCAGCTCAAGGTTTTCTTTAACGGCTTGGATAGTCATTAGCACACCCCCAGATTGATACAGTCGTTGTAGCCCATAGTTGAGACAGTGACATAAAGCGCAAACAAAATAATAATGCCTACCAAACCAATTCGGTTTTCTGACCTGATTTCTGTGGCTTCATCGCGGGCTTTGACTTGATTGTAACTCAGTGAATATTTGTCCATTTTGTTCCCCTTGGTTTTTTGATTGCCCCCGTAGGGGCGGTTGAATTAATAAGTGTAAAAACCTTTATCACAAGCTAGCCCAATATAGCCGCCACAAGATTTAGGGTTAGAAGTAACCCCATTAATATCAATTGCTGCATTCCATCTGCCCCATGCTTCGTTAAAAAATACAACGTAATTTGCAGGATGATCAAGCATGTGATGCTCACCCACCATCTGAGCAATTTTAGCAACTGCTTTTTCCGCTGCCGCTTGGGTAGCGTAGCTTTTGCAGGGGCTTTTATTTTCTTTGCGGTAAGATTCGATGCGGTTAGTAACTGATTCGATAATGTTCATGGGGTAAACCTTGTTTCGTTGAATGAGGTGTAACTATGCGCTCATTCTTAGGTAATGTACAGTTTTGCTTATACCGTTATGTAATAAAGGATTTGTTCTTATAACTTTACATCTCACCTATGCGCCATTCCTCGTCTTTTATCTGCTCCTTTAGGTCTCTGGCGAACTGGATCACTTCCTCTCGGTCGAACTTAGGTGAAGCTCTCCAAGCAAGCCGCTCCATTGCTTTAATGCGGTTCTCACCGTATGTATCAACCATCCATTGCCTATAGCGTAGGACGTAGTGCGCCTGTTTCATGCCCCAAAGATTACAGGCTGGGCATTGAACGTGTATATTTTCTTCAAATAGCTTGAATACCGTTCTACCCCTTGGCATAAAATGACCACCCTGCATGTTCTTATAGTGGTCTATTTTGCCGCAGGTAACGCACTGGCAGTATCCGTTGTCATCTGATGCCTTCAACCGTACAAGTCGCTGTAAGAGCTTTGCAGCCTTCTCTACCTCCTGCGATATGGTGGACTTCTTACGCTTCGCCATATTCTTCTTTCTCCAGCGTTGCAATTAGCTTATCTAAATACCAACGGCATTTCTGCAAGTCCTGTATCGGATTTTCTTTTGCCTCGTACCTCCAAAGGTATTTCTGGCAGTTGCCTTTTAGGTAACCATGAAACGCATAAGAAGCCATAGATTCTTCGATTGCATCAATACACTCAATGCCACCGCTTGCGTAATGATCAGGGCTATTTACTGCATCTGGCTCATCAACATCAAAATCTACATCGCGAGCATTAAAATCAATTGGCGGGTGTTCCTGCCTAAGTCTTGCCCATTCGCTTTTATTTGCTTTATTTATCAATGTATTTCCTCCAGTGGAACTGTAAGTTCTTCAGGGTTGTCAAGGTTGCAGCGAGGGCACATACCATAAGCGCAATCGTCAGAACCAAGCCAGTACTCAAGAGGTAAGCCGCAATCACAATGCATCTTTTTAACTTTGATGCCATACATAGGGAATTCAATTACCTTACTCATGTTTCCACCTTTATTTTTACCCTAGAGTCTTCGCCATGTTGCTTGTGATATACCACAGCCGTCATAGAACGCTCTGCACCGTATCCTGAATCTGAGTGCCATTGATCTGTAGCGGTAAGGCTTCCCCAGTGTTCAAAGTGCATAGAGCCAACTTCTCTGGCCGTATGGTGGTGAATATGACCTAGGTGACAGTATCTATTCTTAGACTGGCTCCATTCGTTATCAAGGTTCTTAATAACTGCCTGCAATATTTGCTCATGCTTCATGCGGTCACCATGATGAAAGACAAACAAATTATTGTGCCACTGGTAGTGAATAAACTTTGAGTAGTTTGGTAACACATTAACGCGGGGTTCTTCGCTATAAAGAAGCTCTAAGCAACTAGATAAATGGCAAGCCATATCAGAATCATGGTTACCCCTAACATTAATTACTACTACTTCGCTATGAACCTCAAGCATCTTATCTATAAGCACTTGAAACAATCTACCAGCCAACTTAAAGGTCTTGCCTATGCGCGTATCAACATCTACTGGCGTTCCTTTAGTGGTGGTATTAGCACTGCTGTCAGCATGGAAGAAGTCACCAACATTAAGTAATACACCAGTGTGAGCATCCCCAACCCTGTTAGCCAATCTGTCAGTAGCATCAATCAATATCTGAGTTGCTATCTTTACGTCCCAGTCATCGTCATCAATTTTAGTTTCTGAGTCAGCTAACATGCCGAAGTGGTGATCGCCAATCATGTACATGGCTAGGTAATCGTCATCAAGTGTTGCGGGTTGATCAACAGGCAACTTAAAGCCAGTAAGGTCATCAGTCATCCCTTCCATCAAAGCATCAATCTTTTCCTTCATATTGCGCTTTTGAGGCTCTTGAATAACCCATTGCAAGGCTATTGATCCGTCTTCTTTGTAAGCCGTAGACACCCGCTTGGCATCAAAGCCTTCCATTGTTTCCCTGTCTACGCTCTTATGAGGGGCAACTGCCTTGGATGCTGCAAACCTTTCGATGCGCTGCATTGTCTTATCAATTGTTCTTCGATTAACCCCAAGAGCATAAGCTGCTTTTGCGTTTGATCCGTTCTTGATTACTGCGTTGCAAACTTCTTTCTGTCTGTCAGACTTTGCAAATTCCAATAAAACACTAGCGTCAATCTTTGACATCCTATCTCTCCTGCTGGTTTTGCAGGGCTGCGTACTCGCTTTCATGCGGCACGCTTAACATAACCCCCTGCTTTGTAGCCCAATGATACACTTGATCCAGAAAGTAAGCCATTTCGCCTTTATTTAGGTCTTTAGTTGATTTGATTTGATCTTCGATAATCTCTCTGCCGATATTGACAGTGTAGACACCGATAAACCTTCGCTTCAGCCAGAGTTTCCATACGTCTTCTGGTTTTTCATGCTTAATGACATGGCCTTTCTTTGCCATTTCAGTTGCTATCTGCCTATACCAGATATGGGCCATGGCGTTCTGGCTTAATGATCTGGGGTTCTGGTATGGCTCAAACTTAATGGCCAGTGGTTTTGAATAATCCCAGCTCTCCAATCGGTTCAACAAGAAAGGCAGTCGCTTTTCTACCTCGTCTTTGCTGTTGATTTTTACAAAATCGCCCTGAGTCACAACACCACCCTCAACCATTTATCGGATAATCTCATGCTAGAAGTTTCCAGCCTGTCAGAACCTCTAGTTCTCATCATGTAATCAGACGGCTTCTTCTGAGCATCTCCAACCCTGTACAAGTCTCGATCAGTGAAGAATGGCTTACCGTAAAGCCTGCCCTTAATTGTTGCTTTACTTACACTAATAGCCTCTTGAAGTTGCTTATAGGTGTAATAATCACCGTATTCAAGCTTGCTATCATGGCACCCGCAAACTGGGTTTATACAATTTTCGCAATCAGGATGCTTTTGGTACTGGATGAATCTTGGTCTGTTAGCTGCTGGCATGTTTTAGCTCCCCATCGTAATAGTAGCCGCGCTGGGCAAGATAATATTCTTTCATTTCCTGCTGCTGCTCTGGTGGTAGCCAGCTAATATCTGTAAGGCTTTCGTCTAGCGTTCTTGCTCTTAGGCTGTCTGCCTTCTTGTAGCTCTTAGCAATTGGACTGCTACCGCCTTGGTTCTGCGACCTAGATAGCCAGCTATTAACGAATCTCTTAATGCCTGTCTTGGTCTTGCGTTTGGTTGGGTTAGCGTCTAACCACGATTCCATCGCCTTCAGCTCTTGGTGTACATTTACTGCTGGGTAAGCTCTACCCCAAGCAATAACGTCAGCCTGTTCAGGCTCCCAGTTTTCCTTTGTATTAAGTAGCATCTATAACCCCCATTCTATATTCCGACACATGGCATTTTTCACCGTATCGGTTAGTAATAGGAACCATACGGCTAGTTATCTTGTAACCTTTCTTTTTTAGGTTACTAACCCTAGAGGCTAGTCTAAAAATACCTAATTTATCCAAAGCTTCAATTCCTGTAATAGTTGCATTTTCGGATAAGTAATCAAGTAACCTTTCTTCTTGTGTCATTTTGTCTCTCCTATGGACTCGGCAAGCCTCGCCAAGTATTTAATTAAAGGTTATTTTTGATTGCCTTATTTGCTTTAGGCAATCTAATTGTTAACCAGTTTGTTACATAAGATGTACATGTTTTCTTAATGTGTACAAAAAATGTAATTATTTAAAGACGATATAACCCTTTCTACTTAGCAAAGTAAAATTTTAAATCTGAGGGCTATGCGACTCAGTGACTAAAGTTTGTTCGTATTTAGAATCGGTTGCCTATCCTTGGCCTTCGTTATTCCCTGATCGGCAGTCAAACCAATCAGGGGGTGCTATTAGAGGGGTCACTCTCGATCATGGGTTATTAATTCCCAATCCACACACCCGAACAGTTTTAAGTTTAAATTATTTCCTAGCTAAACTACACCTAAAAGATGATCCTACTTAGAACCAAAAGTCATAAAGTCGCTGATGCTTATACCTAAAGCGGAGGTAAGCATCTGGATAGTGTGTAGTTTCATGTTTTTACTGGCTCTCCACCGAAGTAACTGCTGTGGTGAAGTGCCTGTCATTCTAGCAAGTTTTGCACTGTTAATACCTGTGTCTTTCTGGGCCAACTTTAGACATTTGCCCGCGTCTATTAATTCCATCGTTTCAAATCCTGTGGTAGAGTAATTGAGCTGGTTCCCCCGACTAGCAAACCTCCTATGGTTTCCCCCTCGCGAGAGGGGGTTTTTAGTCTAGAACGGTACGTCATCATCTAACTCTTCAATGCTCAGACCACCCTGATTCACTGGGGCGCTTTGAACTTGCTTTGCTCCATCAGTAAAAAAGACCTTCACATTTCCAAGAATAGGCGTTTGTACCTGTGCTTCTCGCTCTTCCTTAGTGGTAGACTGGCTAATAAAGCCGTTGTTTTCGTACTGGTCTTGCTGCTCGGTATCCACAAACGTGGTTAGATCAAGATAAGTACCCTTTGCCCCTTTATACAGACGCGCCTTGTCAATCTTGGTAACGTCAATTCTTACAGATAATCCTACTTTCATTTCAACTTCTCCACTTGGTTTAGTATTACTTTAACGGCCTTGGTTACTTCCTCGGCCAGCTTTGCGATATATTCCTCATCGCGTTCAACCCGCACAAGAACATGCGGCATTTCTGGATGATAGGCGAAAAAGTCCCACCATTCTCTTTGGCTGATCCACATACAACCCTGAATCTGTTGCCAGTATTTCTTTACGCCTACTTGGTTGTCTCTTAAATAACTAACCATCGTTTGTGGCGCTGGGCATTTAATCTCTAATCCGCCTTTATCCGTAATTAATCCATCAGGCGAACACCCATACTCAAAGCCAGTATCTAAAATAAACCCAGTCTCGATAACATCATTTCCCGAAATAAACTCGTAGGCTTCACGGGCTTCTGGTTCCAACTCAGTTCCTCGCGCCATCCACTCAGTAACGTAAAACGGCTCAGATTGCCTTGTAAGGCGTTCGGCTATCAATTGATTGATGTACCCATCAGCAGAGCTAGAAGGCTTCCCAGTGGCTGTAATTAGCTTAGAAAACATGCTTGCAGAAGGCTTGCCCAGTCTTGCAGCAAGCCACTCTGGTGAACCCTGCTCATGGTCTAAGATGATCACTTCTTGGCCTCTAGTGCGGCAACAGC